CTATTATTGGAGTATATGATTGCATTAATGCAGCTACACTCATGGCAAATGATATAGCCAGCAAAGAAGTAAAATGTTATGTACATGGGGATGGCAATAGAGTTTTACACATAGCAGGAGAGTAGTATGGAAAGTTACGAGTATATAGAGTCTGGAATATTACTTAATTTAAGTGATAAAGAATCCATTAAAAAGTTTGGATATTCAGCAAAAGATTTCGCAAAACATGGCGAAGCCTATAAATTTATAAATAAACACTTTGATGATTATGGTACATTTCCATCATCAGATACATTAATAGAAAACTATCCAACGATAGATATTACTGCTAATAGTCTTAATTTAGATTACGCAATAGACTCATTTAAGAATCAAGTATTATTTAGAAACATAGTATCAGCATTTCAGTCGAATAAAGAATTACTAAAAGAAGATGCTAAAAAAGCCTTATCACATATACAATCTAACTTAAATGATATAGAAGTTGTATTTGATGAAGATGTGATAGCTTATGATACTTTAGCAGAAGGTAGATATTCAGAGTGGCAAGAAAAAAGTAAGAAGAGGAAAATGGGAGAAGGTATGATGGGTATTCCTACTCCTTTTAAGGCACTAAATAAAACAGGTGTTGGATGGATGCCGGGAGAACTTATAGCAATGTTTGCAAGACCTACTGTAGGTAAAACATGGATGTGTATTCAAGTTGCTGCAACAGCAATGATGAATGGACACAAAACATTATTAATCTCTACTGAGATGCCTACAAGTGCTATTAGTTTAAGAGCTGACGTAGTATTAGCTAAGATGATGGGATATAATTTCTCACATTCTGCTCTTAGAACAGGTAAGCCAATAGATGAAGATAAATATAAAGAGTTTTTACAAAAATTAAATGGTAGACCATTACTAATATGTGACCATATTCAGGGAGAAAGTAGTATCTCATTAGAGAGTATAGCTACTTTGGTTAGAAAACATTCTCCTGATTTGGTTGTGTTAGATGGTATATACTTAATTTCAGCCGGAGACGGTAGAAAAGCAATGTGGGAACAATCTCACTCATTGTTTTATGGTATGAAAACTTTAGCTCTTAGCACTAACACTCCTATATTCGTATCAACACAAGCAACTAGGGAAGCTGCAAATGTATTTGAGCCACCTAGAGCAGATCAAGTAGCCTTTGGAGATGCGTTAATTCGTGCTGCAGATGTTGCTATGGCAATGTGTAGAGTAGAGGACGAAGAGGATAAGAGGTTAATTCAATACCAAAAATACAGAGATGGAGTCCTCGCATCAGATGTTTCTATAATGGACTGGAAAGTCGATACAGGACATATAGAAGAAACTGAGGAAGACATTTTTAACAACGGAGACTTTTAAGGAGGAAATATGAAAGTTCTAGGAATGATTATGAAATATTACTCTCTTTTTAATAAGTATTCAGATGTGATACCTGAAGTTGTTCAACTTATAGATACTGCAGTAAAAGCAGTTGAAGATAAGAAGATCAGCAAGGCAGAACAGAGTGCTTTAATGAAAGAGTATTGGAGAGTAATCAATAAAATAAAAGAAGCTAATTAATGGTAAATTGGGCACAATTACTATTAGAGAATGGAATAGATGTACCTAGTGAACATGAAGAGTTTACAATTAGATGTCCTTTTCATAATGATAGTGTAGCTTCGTGTTCAATTAATACCGAAAAAGGCGTATGGATTTGTTTTGCAGGATGTGGAGCAGGTTCATTAGAAGGTTTTTTAAAAAGATACTTAAATTCTGATTCTATTGATTTGACAAAATTACTGCTTGATAGCGAAGTTAATTTTTCAATAGATATATTTGATGATTTAGAGGAAACTATAAAAGGTAGACCTGAGTATTTTATGGAAGCTGATACATCTAAATTCCCAATATGGGCATATGATAGAGGCTTTACAGAGGAAACCTTAAAAAAGTGGGGATGTGGAAGCACAGAGTATAATGATTTAGTTATACCAATACATAATTTAGACAGTAAACTTGTTGGATCTGTTACTAGAAGGATAAACGCAATCCCAAAGTATATGTATTCTAAAGGTTTACAGAAATCTAGAGTTATGTTTGGAGCTAATAAATTAGAAGGACGACATAAATACATTTGTATAACTGAAGGTTCTTTAGATACTATGTGGCTAACACAGAATGGGTATCCAAGTGTAGCTATTTTAGGGGCAACAATGTCCACAGCACAATTGGATATACTGCGATCATTACAGACAGAAGAATATATCTTATGTTTTGACAATGATCAAGCAGGACAAAAGGCGATATCGAGAGCAATGCTTGACATATCGACCAGTTTTATGGTATCATATATAAAGGTGCCAAAGAAATATAAGGACGTACAAGATGTACGTTCCGAGGCATTACTCAAAGAAGTAATAGCAAAAAGACATTATTGGTAAAGGAGGATTTACTATGTCAGGAATAGCAAAAATTTTGCAAAAACGTGAAGCAGTATTAAACCCATCAGAGAATCAATCTCTAGGTAAAGAGATTTGGTTTAAAGATGGTGATCAAGCATTTCTTACTCCAGTTGCTTCAGGAGAAGAAGGGGATGCATTATTAGATGAAATCTATCTGTATACATACAGGTCAGGAAACCGATGGATTAACTTATTATCGGATGATTCAGTAGACTCAAGCTCTGTACCATCTGATTCTAGACCATCACATAAGTTTGCTTTTTGGGCATACGTCCACGAAATCATACACTCTGAAAAGAAAATGGATGATTGGGAGGAAATAGAAGGTCCAGCAGGCAAGAAAATGTACAAGCAGACTGTTGACGATTTCAAAGTTGTACCTTTAGGCTTCGGAAGAAGTGACTACATTTGGAACCAACTTGTAGATGTCTACAATGATTGGGGTAAATTAGACAAGGGTGTAATTAGAATCAAAAGAACAGGTGCAGGTATGTATGATACGTCATACACTATTGCAGCTACAACTAGAGATACAATTGTACCTGAAGATAGAAAAGCTGAAATTAGTGAATTACCACCTATCAAAGATTACTACATGGATAGATATGGTAATGCACCTGAAGGCGATAAAGAAACTGCTACATTTAGCACTGATGATACAGAGGATGATTTATTTTAAATGATAGTCAAAGATCAAAATACATTTAATAAGATACTCCCTACATTGGATAATCACTCAGTAGTAGTGGATGTAGAAACTAATGGTTTTGATTCCTATGGTATGCATCAAATATGTGGAATCGGAATTGGATTTGGTAACAACTCAGACTTGTACTACTTCCCTTTCCGACATCAACAAGTAGGGACTAACCTTCCTAGCGAGTGTTTGTCAGCCTTAATTGCGTGGTTGAACACAACAAAACACCTTGTTGGTTATAATATCAAATTCGATCTCCGATTCCTAGAAAAAGAAGGTTTGGTAGTAGAAGATAAAGATTTAGTAGATGTGCTTACTATGGTAAGATTAACAGAACCATCTACTGTTAAAGATTTAGATCTTACTAACACCATAAAAAGAAGCTATGGAGAGAAGCATGCTAGTTATGATATAGAAACTAAGAAACTCTTAAGGTCTAATAAGTGGCATAAGGACTTCTCTATGGCTCCTGTAGACGTTCTAGGACCTTATTGTGAGAAAGATGTCCTCTATACAGCTAAACTCTACAATGACAGGTCAAAATTAATTAAAGATACAAATCAAGGTAATGTCTGGAAGATGCAGATAGCTTTAACTAAAGTATTATATGTTATGGAAGGGCATGGCATAAAGATAAATAATAAGTATGTTAAAGAAACTATGGTTAAAATAGAAGATAGAAAGACTGAAATATTAAAAAGAGTCTTAAATCTTGCAGGAAAAGAGTTTAATCTTAATAGCACTCAACAATTAGGGGAAGTATTAAATGAAAGAGGTATTAAATCTCCTGAGAAGACTGCGAAGGGGAAACAATCATGGAATGAAGCTGCATTAGTACAAATAAATGATCCAATTGCAGGATATGTAAGACAATATAGAGCTTTAGAGAAGTTAAGGTCTACATATTTAGAACCTTTCCTAGAATTAGAAGAATTGCATACAACTTTTTGTAATTGGGGTACATTAACAGGAAGACTATCTTCTAGAAGCCCTAATTTACAGAATATTCCTAGGAACCATTTCAATTTAGTCGATAAAGAGCTAAGTGAAACTGATAAAAAGGAACTAAAAGGTAGAATTAATGCAACATTAGCTGCGAAAGGGCAGACAAGTAGAGTAGAAGGGTTAAGTGACGAGGTTTTAAACACT